GGGATGATGCCTCCCATGAGGTGCCATCCAGAGCTGGAGGCCAGGCGTTGGACGGAGGAGAGCAAGAAGCTGGATCTCCGCTGTCCTCACTTCGCCGGCATAGGGGAAGACCCCGGCCAGACCGAAGTGGCGGTGATGGAGACTCCCTCGGGGGATAACGCCGGCGCAAGCGGCTTTGTCAGCCCAGACGATTTCACGGCTAAACAGCTGAGAGCTATGGCCGATGAGTACGGTATCAAGTACAAGGCCAGTGCCACCAAGAAAGAACTGGCAAGGTTGATCAATGACCATTTGAAGGGGTGATAACATGACCCCAACACAAGAGGCGATCGTGAAGCTCAGGCTGTACCTGGACGAGAAGATCCCGCCAGGCGGCAGTCAAGATGACACCCGCTTCTCCGACACCGAGCTTGAGGTGTTGCTTGATGACTCTGAAACCATCTACGGAGCGGCATCGCTTGGTTGGAGCATCAAGGCAGCCATGATCCAGAAAGAGATGGGCGATATCGAGGAGACCCGGACGGGCCAGGAAACGTATCGCTACGTCCAACTGAAGGATCGGCTTGCCCATGCACAGACGATGGCTGAGGACTTCCAGCGACGTGAGCAGGAAGAGCTCGGGAAGAAAAAGACGGGCAGCTGCATCCTGCGCATAGCCGCTCCAGAGGTGCTGTAACATGGACCTTCAGAAGCGAAGAGAACTCACTCTGAAGGCCATAGCCATCAACCCATGCGAGATCGTCCTTACAAGGCGCCAGCGGGTTGATGATGGTGCAGGCGGATGGACGGATGAAGACACACAGTTGATCCCCCAGACTTTCCGGCTCTTCCTCGGAAACAGTTCCTCCAAAGAGATCGTGAAGGACGGCGGGACACTCCAGGTGAACAACCGAGAGATGCTTTGCCCATGGGATGCAGATGTGCAGGCCGGCGACACCTTTGAGTTTGGCAGGGTCCACCACCGAGTGGCAGTGGTGAACCCCGTTCGCTATCTGGGCGAGATCGTCTCGTATCAGTGCGTTGTGGAGGAGGTGGTGTGATTGCCCGGGGCAGATCAAGTGAACCGAAATCTCATGGCTTTGGCCGACAGGCAAAAGGCGGCGCTGCTTGCTTTGAGCGAACAGTATGCGGCCAGAATGGAAGCCTATGCGAAAGCCAACAAGAGGTGGCAGGACAGGACCGGGAACGCCCGCCAGGGCCTCTTTGGATACTCCATCATGCGGGACCAGTCCTTGATCACTCGTGTCGCCCATACCGTGGACTACGGCGTGTACTTGGAACTCGCCAACCAAGGGCGATTCGCCATCCTCCTGCCCACGGTCAGGCGTTTCGTGGCTGACTACCTGGAAGATGCCAAAAGGGTGATGTCCGGATGAGGGCAGCCCTCTATCAATACCTGGTTCAAAACTGCGAGTCCATCACGTCTTGGTATCAATCGGGTGCCCCCAATAAGGACACTAAGAAGCCCTACGGTGTCATCAAGCTTGGCGAAGAAATGAGAGCCCCTTTGAGCAATAGGGGGTTCTTTCGCGAGTTGACCATCTGGCCTTACTTCGCCCCCGGCAGCTTCGTTGCGGTCGACAAGGCCGTGGCGGAGATAAAGCAGTTGTTGTCAGGCGCCATCCTGACAACGAGCGAAGGTCACATGTTTGAGATTGAGTGGGTTCACACAGGTCAGGACTTCCAGGACCCTGACCTAAACGCCATAACTCGCATGGTCGAGTTCAGAATCCCATGCGTTGGGAAGTAATGAGAAAGGAGCTGAGAAGATAGATGGACATCCTTTACGGCTGCAAATTGATGATCGTCAAAGAGATTGATCCTTCGACAGGGCTAGAAAAGACGGGCGGTAAGACCGCTCGCTTCGAGACTCCGCAGCAGTGCGGCATCAACCACCAGTGGATTGAGGGCCAGCGCACAGAGTTGCGAGGTGGGGACCGCTTGCTCAGTACTGTCGAAGAGCCGGCCTCCCTGATCGGAGTCGAGCTTTCCTTTACGAATGCCACCCTGCCCGGAGAAGCCCTCGCACTCTTGGCCGGAGGTACCTACCAGAATAACAAATACAGCGCTCCGAGGCTTGGAGAAGAGCCCAGTCCCGTGATCGTCGAGCTGTATGTCGCCAAGTATGAAGAGGGCAACAACGACACGAGCGGCATCACTGGGTACCGCAAGTGGACCTTCTGGAATGCCACAGGCCGCGTGCCCAACTACACCGCTCAGGACCGCAACTTCATCACACCGCAGTTCACTATCCGTGCGAAAGAGAACGTCAAGGCCGACAAGCCTGTCTATGAATGGGAAGACATCACTAGTCTGCCTAGTCTGCCGTCGGCCAGCTAACCCCCTTGGTGGAGGCTGCTCGCCTGAGAGCAGCCTCCTTACATTTGGCCCGGTGAAAGAGGTGAGAACGTGCAGATCGAGCTTATCTTGAAAGATGGCTTGGGAGAGTCCATCTTGCTCCCCAGTACGCTGGCGATTGACGGTCACGCTGTGAGGAAGGAGATCCCAGGAGTGGTCGTGCCAGGAAAGAAGGGAAGGCGCGTTTTTCGCGACCTTCAAAGGGTGGAGTCGGCCACCTTGAGGGCGTCTGGCACCATCGAGTGCTGGAGCAAAGAAGAGGCTGATGACTATGCCGCTCAGCTGAGAAGCAAGCTTCTAAGCCAACGAGAACCAATGTGGCTCAAGCGCTTCGAGGGAGCCAACAAGTTCATGCGGGTCTACTGCACCGGGGTCGAGCACGACTTCGTGAGAGGCCATTTTGGGGGGAGAGTCTTTAGACTCGATGTGACTTTCCAGGCCGATGATCCCCACTGGTACTCCACGAATTACAAGCGCGTGGAGCGGAACGCTCCCTTGACGAGCCCGATCAACATCATCACCGTCAACAACGAGGGCGGAGCCGAGACCCATCCGTTCATCTGGATCTACGGTAAGACCTCGGGCGGCCAGCACACCAGAAACCCCAAGATCACCAACCATGCTACCGGGCTTAGGATACAGTATGCAGGGACCGTAAAGCAGAATGAAGTGCTGCTTTTCGACACGGAGAAGCGGAAGGCTTTGTTCGTTCCCACCAACATCCTTCACTCCGGCGCTGTTCAAGCAGCCACCGCCGACAGCGTGCAACTTGCGATCAGCGCTTCACCGGTTGACGACTACTACAAAGGCCATATCGTCAAAATCGTTAGCGGCCCCGGGGCGGGCCAGTACCGTCACATCGTCGGCTACACCGGCACATCCAAGGTGGCAGTGATAGACACCCCCTGGGTGACCAACCCCACATCTTCTTCCACCTATGAGGTCTATCACTTCTCGTGGGTGGAGGGCTACTACGTGCACGAGGCCCAGTCTTTCGGCGGTACCACTGGGGTGGATGTTACCAACCTGACTAATGCGGGGTACGTGGTGGATGGGTTCCCCCTTATACCCGGTGTCAACCTCATCGAGGTGGAGTGTGACACCAACCTGTTGCATATTGAAGTCCTTTTCAAAGAGAGGTGGATTTAGATGTCCGGATATCCTCCGATTCCTAGAGATCCATCGGGTGCCCCCTTACCGGTAGTGTGGGACGATGGCCTCCAATCTTGGAAGGTTTACGAAGGGTTAATGCCGCTTGAGACCAAGCTGGCTGCCATAGAAAGCAAGCTGCTCGCCCTGGATAGCAAGTTCGCAGACGGCAGTGCCAAAGTTGCACTATCGGGCACAAAAGTGGTAGAAAGTGCCCCTGTTACTGGAATCAAGACTGTAACAAGCACCGTGGCGGAGGTGTTTGCTGGGTCCAGTCGGAAGGCCAATAGAAGCAAGCTGATTATCCGAAATTTGCACCCGGCGGTTGCGATCCGCATCGGAGGCAGTGGCATAACCGACACCATCGGACAGTCTTTGGAACCTGGTGCAAGTGTTGAGATAGACTTTAGTCCGTCAACAGTAGTGCCCATTTACGCTGTTTCTACCGCCGGAAATGTGTCTGTGGAG